TTGCGCCTGTTGTACCACTTGTTGCAGTTAAAACTAATAATCCAGTATCATTTAATGACCCTGCGCCTATAGTTCCACTAAAAGATGCGGTGTAAGTTGTGCTATTAACAGTTTGGGTGTTTGTTGCTGAAGTATTACCACCACGAGGGTTTATGCTTGTTCCACCACTTGTTCCTGTGTTTTTTGCTTGCACTCCGTGTCGGTGACTGATGGTAGCTGTCAATGCATGTGAATGGTAGTGTGCAGGAAACGAATGTGAATGAGAATTGTACGTATGTGTATGTGATGGTAAATTGTGTGTATGACTGCTTAATGTATGTGTATGAGTAGGAACTCCATGAGTATGAGAATTTAATGTATGCGTGTGATTGCCTAATGTGTGAGTGTGATTTGGAACATCATGTGTGTGATTCCATCCAGATGTGCTGTAGACTCCAAGGGCATTTGCTTTTGCATTTCCTGCTGAATTAACCGCAACAGGAAAAACATCTCTAAAATCAGGAACTCTAAAATTTCCTGCTGTAGGAGCACCTAATGTTGGATGTGTATTATATGAACTTCCTATAGCTGCATATAAATTTGCGTACGTTGTTTGAGAATACTCAGCACCGTCACAAAGTATCCATCCTGAAGGTACTGATGCGGTTCCTAACATAGCAACAACTCCAGCACTGACTCCAGAACTTCCACCAAACGAAGAATCTACATCTGCTTTTGATGCGGCAGATGTGGTAACATTTGAGTCTCGTTTTACACCTAATACTTTACCCATATTACAATGCCTTTATGATGAATGCTACTGTTGTTGTAAGTGAGCCTCCTCCAGAATCTGTATTTCCTGAATATGATGCGGTACTATTTGTTGATATAGAATTAGTAGAACCAGTTGCAGAACTTGTGCTATTTGTTGATATAGAACTTGTTGTTGTTGCACTTGGGTTCCC